TGTTGCGCTGCTCGTTTTCCGAGTTCCAGGTTGTCTGTTCCGTGTCGGTGTTGGGGAGATTCGAAACCGCGCTCGAGCCTGTATCGCGGGGAAGATCGGCGTGATCGCCCGCCCCGTTACTGGTCTCTTTCTGCCGGAGTTCCTTGAGGTTAAAATACTTCCCCTTCCGTTGCCCGTCATGCAGCTCGGCCCAGGTTAGCTCTACGTACCGTGCGCAGAACTCGCCACGTTGGAACTGTGACAGTGTCACGCGTGGGTCGGGGAAGAAGTCTTGAGGCCGTACATTGTACAGCTTGTTACCCACGTAACCAGGGATTTCCTTCACCCGGTCGACAGTCTTTGGAGGCAGGCCGGGGATGGGTATGCCCATGATAGAGGGGGCTTCCTGCACCTTTTCCCGCACCCGGACAGTTTCCTCACACCAGTAGTGCCCCACCACTCCGTACCCGTACTTACCCGGGTCAAGCAGCCAAATGTACATTTGCACCATAGCCTGCTGCATTTGATACGCCATTAGCGCTTCAACGCACTGTTCCTGCTGCTGACTTTCCCCGTGCCGCCCGGCATACTGCAGTATCGGGTCGCGCGACAGAAATACCGAGGTAATGTAGGTGTGGGTGGCAAGTACCTGCGCATAGCTATACGGCACCTCGATGGTGGTGTATTGCGGCATACCTGACTGCCGGGAAGAGCTCCGAAGCTTGTCCGCCTCTGTCTCGGGGATGTAAGCGCGGAACTGTTCTTCATTCTTCGCCATTTGGCTATGCGCCGGCTCGAACTTATCCTTGCTCAGCTTCAACCTATGATAGAGCTTTTTCGAAAGCGCTTCGTGTTCCTTGCCGCCGTAGCGCAGCAGCTTTTTCATCTCATCCATCACGGACATCCTCCAATACGTAAAGTTTTATATTCGGATTCATCATCCACGAGTTCGAAATCCCCGTCAACTGTTACTGCCGCTCTCAGGTGGGGGGACAATTCGGTAATACCGATAGCCAGCGCATCGAGTATGTCATCATGCTGGCTGTCGTCAAGGGGGTCGTATTCATCCATCTGCGTGACGAGTTTCGACATGCTCGGGTGAATGTGCAGGTGCCCGTAGTTGACGAGCCCCGACAGCGTCTGCACAATCCGGTCGCTCTTCCTCCGGCGGTCCTGAATCTTACTCACCGGCAGGAACAACCGCCTCTTCTTCATTTCCTCTTCCAGGTACCATGCGAGTACCCGCTGGTAGCTGATGCTTTCCACTGCCGCGCGGAGGGGGGAGAATTCCAGAATCATATTGAAAAAGTGCATGGCCACTACGTCCGGCATCATAGCTTGTTCCGCCTGATACGCCATTACGAAAACGTCGGGGCCACTCATCCCGATCGCCATAATCACGCAATCATCGGCCTTGGGACTGTCCGAACTCGCCGGGTCGATGGAGATGATTTTCAGCATCCCGAGGGGGAGTATGTCCCAGAATTTCAGCTTTTCGATGTCGAAGGTTTTCCCTTGCGCTGCGACGAGCTGGCATTCTTTTTCCCGCATCCAGATGTGGTACTGCCCGCGGTTAATTGCCGCTTGCTTTTCCTGCAATACGGTTTCCGTTGGCCAGCGTGACTCCCAGCGACTTTTCCCTTCTTTTTGCGCTGGATCGCTGTAGTCAAGAATTCCGTATCGCCTGCCGTTCCATTGCGGGTCTTTAAGACACTTTTCGATTGCGTCTTGCTTGTTGAGCGGGGTTTGCAGGAAGACCGCTTTAGCTTGGGGGCAATCGGTAGCCGGGGCGAGCGAGTTAAGTAGCGCGCCAAAAATGAGAGCCTCGAGTTTCTTCCGCTGATCCTCGGTAGCACAATTTTCCTCATTAAGCACGTCATCAATGATGATAAGGTCGGGCCGATAGTCGTCGGGGTTAAAGCCCCGAATCTGCCCCGTAATGCCCATCGCAAGGAGGGTAATAGGTGTGTCCTCAACATCGTGAAAAATTTCGCAGTGTTCATCTGTCCATTTCTCCCCTTTACGTAGCCCGTAGGTATGGGCGTACTTCTTGTTATACATAATCTGCCGGCGCAACCAGCGGACGCTCATCATCGCGTGTTGCTGGGAAACCGATACATACATGATCGTGCGGGAGATGGCGTACCCTACCCGCTGGGCAGTGAACACGCGGAGGAGGGAGGTCTTTGCCCCGTCCCGAAAAACCTCGAAGGCATTGTAACGGGAAGGGCTGTAGAGCAGACTCCCCATCTCCCGGTGGAATGCGGGGGATTCCTGCCGGAAGGTTTTCGGAAACATAAGCTTGCCGAACATCTCCAGGCTTTGCGCCCCGAGAAGAACTGCCTCTTCCACACTTAAATTTACATTGTCAGTCATGGTGTCCATATGTGTACGCCAGTAGCGTTCCCTGGTATAGTTAACGCATCGAGGGGATGCGCGAGGAGTCGGACGGGCTCGGGCCAACCAACTGTCCCGTCAAACCATTTAACAACTTCAAGCATCTTATAATCCCACAGTGCGGTGGGGAAAATGGCTTCGAGTATCGGGAGGTATAGCCGCCGCATCTGCCACCAGGCGTCTGTCGTGTGCTGATACTTCACCTCAACGATAATGATCTTCCCTCCGCGAGTGTCGATTAAAAGTCCGTCGGGCTGCCGCCAGTGCACACCGTTTTCGTCACTGAAGTAGAGCCAGGGGCTCGGGACATACTTGTCGGGAAAGCTGGTGAGCAGGTGATCCTGCACCTTCCTCTCGTAGCGTACGCCCTGCAGCCGCCTCCCGGTCACCCGCCGGGATGTCGCGAAGGGAGGTGGGCCGAGGGCTAGCCGTGCCCAGCGGACTTTACCGACGGGCTTAAAGTTCGGGGGTGTGGCCGGTAGCATCCGTAACCTCGACGTCGACGGTGATAGCCTTCGGGTCCACAGCCTCCCCCACACTAAACATACCCTGACGGGCCTGGGCAAGCGTTTCCCGGCTGACGGTAAATACGTTCACCTGGGTCTGGGGGGCAGTGCCGCCGGGATTCTTCTGGCTGGCGGGGGCATAACCTGCCTTGTGCATGATCTTGTCGAAGGCGTCCAGGACGAATTTCGGGTCCTCGACGGAGGAGAGTTTCTCCGAAAGCTTTTCCACGGCGAGGTCGGCGAGGGCGTTGAGCTTGGTCGGGACGTCGCTGGCAATCATACTAAACACCTCGTTCTGCCGTTCCTTCAGCTTGGCCTGAAACAAGTCCGTGTGGATGAGGGTGCTTAGCCACGGCTGGGTGTAGCCGAAGTGGTCAGCGCAGTGGCGGAGGTTCCTCTCGGGGTTAGCGATCATCCAGTTGATAATCATATCGTGCGTGTGGGAGAGATGCTTCACCTGTATGTGCCCCTTGCTTTCGAACCCGCTCACGTCGAGCGTGTTAATTAAGTCCTCCGCGTCGAGGGCGGTCGGGCCAGTTTGTTCCTGCATTGCCGTGTTTCCTTCTGCTTAAGCCTTCCCGGGGATTGTACGCGGGGGCGGGGCTTTGTCGAGGGGCGTTGCCGGGCAAGCGGGGGCGCGGGATGGGGTGGTGATTACTTTAATCCCCGTCCCATTAATTCCCCGTTTTTCACAGCGCCGCTTGAGGCTCTTTCGTGGTGGCTCAGCGTCGCGCATGGGGGGAGGGGCCTATACATGGGAGGTCGTTTGGGGTATTATACGTACATGGGGATTCGATACGGGCCTCCATGCAACACCAGCTCATTAACAACTTATGGAGATTATATCATGGCAAAGATTGCAAAGAAAAGTAAGACGGACTTCGGTGTATTGTTCCAGTTCGCGGATGCAAGCAACACGGTGATGAATTGCCCGTTAGAGGATTTGAATGAGGCAATGATTCGGCAGCTGGCAATACATGGCTTAAGCCAGAAGATCGGTGACAGCTATGCGAGTGCGGACACGGTGAGCGAGGCGATAGTTAGTGCGAAGAGTGTGTGGGAGAATCTGAAGAAGGGAGACTTCAATGCACGGGCACAAGGCACCGGCGGGGTGGTTGTTGAGGCATTGGCAAGGCTGAAGGGCATAGCAGTTGAGGATGCGATGGAAGCCTGGAATGCAGCCGATGAGGAGCAGCAAGCTGCGATTCGAAAGAACCCGAGGGTTAAGGCGATGGTCGATGTGATTAAGGGGGAACGGGCAAGCAAGCTCGTTGAGGGAACCGGCGATGACATCAGCCTAGACTTTGGGGCGGGCAAGAAGAAGGGCAAGTAAGGAAATGGGCCGGGGAGAAATCTCCGGCTCTTTTTTCGTCAGTCGGAAATGCTGTGTGGCGCGGTGGCGCCAGGCGAAAAAAATCCCCACATCGCTGCGGGGATTTTAGATGGGTACGCGCTCATGGCAGGACGCGCCCCGGAGATTCAGGGATGGAGGTCCCTGAAGTACAGTGGCTTACAATACCAGTTCCGCACCCTTGCCGTCGGCTTCCAGCTTCTCCAAGCGGGCCTGGGCCTTTTCTGCACGGATAACGGCGATGGTGGCCTTGACACGCTCATTGCTGCGCATGGTCTTGAGTTGCTCGTCGCTTGCTTCCTTAAGCGCGGCATTGACTTCATCGACTGGCAGACCTTTGATGCGGGCAACAGCCTCGGCGAGCTCAGTGGTGCGAGGCTTGCTTTCACCTTCACCACGTGCTGCACGCCAGTCGCCAGCCTTCAGTTGGGCTAGGGCATCATTAAACATAGTTTGCGCAACGTCAACATCACCCTTGCTCGAGGAATAAGCATCGCCCAGCTTTTGGGACAATCCGTGCAAGGCAAGATGCAGTTGGATGTCGGGGGAGAAATCTTCCAGCTTAATCAGCTGCGGCTCTTTGCCGGAGAATTCAAATTCCACACCCTTGCTTTCAAAGTCAAGAACCTTACTCGCTACTTTAGCCATTTTCAATACTCCTTTAAAAGTTAATTAGATACGCAGGTACACGCAATCTGTAATGCGAAATTCATCATACCCAGCCCGTCGGAGGATGTCAAGCACAATTTTGGGGCAGGGTAACTCGATGGGGTGGGGGAATAATCGGGGAAATAATATCCCCCCGATGCTACCCGCCGATGCACCCCCCACAATCCCGAAAACGACCATCCACCCCCATTCCCACCCACCCACCAGCGCTCACTCCCTCTCCTCCGCTCTTCTTATTAATATTTTTTTTTACTTAGAGAGAAGAGAAAGGAGGGGAGGATTTTTGGCGCGTGACAATGGGGGGTACCCCTATTTTCGGGTTTCCGTGGGGTGAATCGGGTGGTATAATCGGGGGGATACGATTACCCAAACATCCCCAGCTTCCCACAAAACCTCTTGACATCCTTACCCCCACCCATCACAATAACATCACCCGACAACCAACTGGAGCCCCTCATGGCACATCCCCGCAAGAGCAGTAGTTACGAACAAACCTTTCACCTGTTAATTGAAATACTTGGCAAGCCTGGCCACGCTAAAGACATAGAGATTAAAAAGGAGACTGAGAAGGAAGCGATTAAATTCCGGCTCAAATACTACTCCTTTCAGCGAGTATTAGAAAGCGAAGCAGAAATAGAAATGGTACTGGCAAGAAAGTCAGCGCAAAGCGATAAGCTCGCCCGGGCAGAAGAAACCCTCAGAAAGCTTAAGAACAGCCGGCGATTTAAGGCGGTGCTCGAAGGCAATACCATCCGCTTCACCGACAGAGACCTGGCCGATACCGCCAACATCGACATGCTATTAGGGATTTTGCAAGAAGAGCAGGGGCATAGCAATGACGATCTTATCAGGAACCAAACCTCCGGTAACTCTTTCGAGCAAATGCTCATCACCACCGTGCAGGAGCAGAAGGACAATCGCCCCGCACCACCCGTCAACCCCCTGGATCAAGTCCTCGCCGAAACCCGCGACACACCTGTCGGCCTCACCGTCAACGCCCTCTTCGAGCGCACCGCCACCCGGCTCAAGCACGGAAGCACTGACAGCTTCACCCTTCCCTTCGACAGCCAGGAAAGCGCCCAGGACTTCGCCATGCAGTGGGCCGCCTTCAAGCTCACCCAGGCCGACCTGCCCCCGCACACCGTAACAACGGATGGTAAGGTGATAATGTTTAACCGCAACATCTTGGGGGATTTGGGTTGACAAACTCCAAACACCACTATATAATGGGACGATGAATAAATTAATTATCACCCCATCAACGAACCTGGGAGACACCCCCACCATGAACACCTCTACAACATGGCACCTCGTCAATAGCAACCTGCAGCCCGTCAAAGTCGGGGACAAATTCCTCGACTTCCGGGGCGATCCCTGCACCGTCACCGGCCTCGGGCACCCCCCTCACACACCTGCAAGCAGCGGTCGCATCGAGCTCGATGGAGTTCTTTACTACCCCACCATCGTGGACTGCAAGTGGATGACCGCCCCCGACCTCTACGAAGCACGCGTCAGCGCCCTCGAGTACCAGGGCATGACCCGCAGCGATGCACAGGGAATAGTCGACGCCGAAATACTCACCGAGGGGCAACCACCCCTTTAACCTGCAGTACCCTTAACCACAACCAAGGAGCAATACAATATGGAAACAACCCTTATCATCGACAACAGCCGAGTTTCGGTATTCCAACTCCCCGGCGCCGACCTGCCACAAACCCTAGCCCTAACCAACGCGGCAGGCGACATCCGCTTCTACACGGCAGAGGCAACGGCGGAAAACCCGCAGCCAGTCACCCCTGACGCGCCTCCCGCAACCGTCGATAGCGGAGCGCAAGGTGGCACCGAAACCGGCCCAGCGGCAACTGTCGACGGCACTGCCCCAAAGAGCATCTTCGGATAACCTCACATACAGCCCATTTCCCTCTCGGAACGTGGGTTGTGCGGGAGGCATTCCCTATAACAACGGAGAGCAGTCTATCATGGAAAACACAGCAGCAACCCCCGCACCCAACCTCATCGGCGCCCCGCGCGTCCCTGAGTGCTTCATCACCGGATGCGCCCTCTACAACCACAGCAATAACAGCAGTGCGTGGGGGGACTTGTGGCACCTCGGAGATATGTGGATATTCAACGCCATTGTCAATGCCAAGGGCGAGGCTATCCTCGACTACAACAATCCGCACATTAAGGAAGAGAAGAAATGCCTCATCACTTCCGGGCAGCTATTCTTTTCCCGCCGGGGGGTGTTCGTTATTCCTAAACTCGACGCAAGCTTAAATGAACTTGCCCGGCTGTACAAGGGGATATAATCATGAAGCACACACAGATCCCAACTCGCACCCCCGAGCAGCTCGAAGCCCGGAAGAAACTCGAATCCCTCTTCGGCGACCTTCTCGCCCCAGTGGGGAAGGGTAAGAAAGAGGCAAAGGCAAAGACTCCCACCGAATGGAAGCAGCGGGCGTTCCCCTCGAACCCGCAGACCTCCCCCTTCTTCCTGGCCGAGCATCGGGAATACTTCCTCGTCGAGCAAAACTGCCTAAGCTGCGGTTCCCGTACCACCTATGCAGAGACAAAAATGCTCCGCTACAAAGCCATTAAGCGCAAGGATGGGCTGGCAATCGAAATCCCCTGCCTCCTTCCCGCGCCTCTCGACGTACCGAGCTGCATATCCCGCCGCAGCGAAAGCACCGACTTCTGCGCTCACTGCGTAGAGATCGCCGCCCGGCTCGACAGCAGCACCCTTTTCGAACTTGCCACACCCGGCACCCAACTGCCACTTTTCAATTAAGGAGCAAAGCTATGACACACAAAGGGGAACAGAAAGTTATAAACCTCTTCGAAGCCGCGGACAAATCCCGCCGCACCGAGGCCGAATCCATCCGCGATCTTTTCGAGAGCAGCGAGCGGGGGGAGATAAAGCCCATGTATACGATCAAGATGCTCCCCATGCCCGGCGACAGCGACCGGCTGGTATGCGCCCTCGTAATGTCCCCGCACTGCCCATTCACCCCAGATGAGGTGGCGGAGCAACTTACCCAACTCGTCCTTGGCATTGCCACGGGCCTTATTCCAATCACAAGGGGGAACTGAAATGAAAACAGCACTAACGGCACTTAAGCGGCTCTTCGGGCTGCGCCCTCGGGAACTTGCACCCACCCTTCCGCCCATCCACGACTCTATCAAGCCCGGCTACTACACCATCGTCAAGTGGGGCCCATTCGACGCGCACGGGAGCCGTGACTTTATCCCTCCCGGCACCCCCATCTACCTCCACGAAGAGCGTATCATCGAGAGCGGTGGAAGCATTAACGGCGGGCTCTTCTTTTACGACACCCCCGTGAAGCGCTGGCGTTTCATCTACACCAGCTGCGTATACCTACGCCCCATGCGAGGGATAAAGCTCTCCACCTTCCTCGCGGTAAACCCACCAGCACCGGCAGGAGACAAATCATGAGCAGAGGCCGTAAACCCCACACCGAAAAGAGCGTTCGGTGGAGAATCGAAGTCAAGGAGAAAATTGCCCTGCAAGTCGAGCTTCTTCTCCTCGACCCCCTCACCGGGGAAATCGCTTACGGCGCCCGCAGCGCGCTCATCAACCAGCTTCTTGCCGAGTGGCTCGAAAAGCAGCGGAGGGCGAAGGTCGTCGTCGAGGAAACCGAGGAAGACCGGCGGGAGGCCCGCGGCGACCTGGATGACAGCAACATCCGCGGTCCCGCTGACGACATGCGCGATGCCGGGCACAAAAACAGCGATTTCGGTTAGAACCCAACGTACAGGGGAGCAGCAATGTTCTTCTGTGCGGTGAGCTTTCACCAGCGGGGGGCGGCGCATCCGTCCAACCTTTACGGAGTTTAAAATGAAAAAGTATAATCTCTTAATCGTAGCACTCTTCGCCGTGCTCACCCTACCGTCAGCCCACGCAGCGGGGAACAACAACAGCAATGACTGTCCCGGAAATTCCTGCCACGGCGGGCAGGGCGGCAACGGTGGTGACGGCGGCGCAGGTGGCGACGCCAACTCCAACTCCAGTTCCCTCGGCATCGGTGTCGGTGTGGGTATGGGCGGGGCAGCAACCGCAACCGGCGGCAACAGCACGGCCATTGGCCTGGGCGGAACGGGCGGCGACGCCACGGCAGTTGGCCTCGGGGGTAACGGCGGGAAGAGCAACAGCGAATCCGATGCCAACGCCAAAGCCGGGGCAAATGCTGGCTCCTCTTCCGGCGGCAACAGCCTCACCCTTAACGAGGGCGACTACAACGCTCGCGCCAACCCCGTCGGCAGTTCCATTGCCGCAGGCGCTAACGGCACCAGCAAGTGCCTCAAGCACAGCAGCTTCTCCGGGAACCTCTTCTTCTTCAGCGCGGCCAAGGCCTCCCATGAGCCCGACTATATGTGCTGGGCACAAGAACTGGGCGCCCCGGAAGTGGCAGTGCAAATGGCCTGTAACGACAGCGGTAGCTTCCGCAAGGCCTACAACCAAATTGCCCGCAGGAACGGCACTGAAGAGTGCCTGAGCGAATAAACACCTCGCAGGGGTGGCAGTTGCTAAACATGGAGAGAATCGCGACTCTGTGAAGTGTCTAGCCGGTGAGGGATTCGAAAGAGTCCCAATCCGAGTAGGTACTTTTTAACCAAGGGAGAAACATCATGAAACTTTTAGCGAGTCTTGTTATTGGCTTTGTCTTTTTTGCAATGTATAAGCTTTTCACTCAACCCCCGATTTACGCTCAGGATGCTTGTCTCCGCGAGGTCGCTTTTAACGCCTGTATGAAGGAATCGGATACCACTCCCGAAACCTGCGAGGCCCGCTCACTCAAGCAAAGCCTCGTTTACGCTGACACCATTAAGCCTGAATGCCGGGAGGAAAAATGAACACAACAGTAGTTGGGCCAGTAGAGCCGACAGAGCGCGCCAAGTTCGCCTTCGTGGTTAGGGCAGCCAGCGGCTATGAATGCGCAGGTGAGGACAGCATTACGCTAGACCAGTGGAGGGACATAAATCGAATCCTTGCAGGTAAGAAGTTAGCAGCCGCCCCTCAGCAGCAGGATGACGGGCCTGACGTTGAGGATGGGCACGATTGGGAAGGCTTCCCAGATGGATGCGAAAGGTTCAATTGCCCGCCAGATTGTGCTCCGCCAGCACAGCAGCAGGGTGAGCCGGTGTATCAGGTCAAATATGATTCCGAGATAGGTGCATCTTTTGAGGATACTGATAAAGAAACCTACGATGCACATACAGGCAGCAAGCGCATCCTCTACACCTCTCCCCCATCCTATGACCAAGGATTTGCTGAAGCGATAGAGGCGGCGGCTGCTAAGGTAGACGCAATAAGAAAACGCGTACCGCATTATTCCCTTGGGCTGCAAGAAGCCCATAACGCAATCCTCGCCCTCAAGCCGACAACCGACACCATCACGATGAGCAGGGAGGAGCTTAGAGCTTTGATTGAAGAGATTGAAGCAATCATGAAAGGTGAGCATGGCTCAGATTGGGCCGACCATTTTTCAACATTATTCGACAGGCTTTATACCGTCTCCCGCGCACTGGAGGGGAAGTGATGAGTATGCATCGCAAGCCGTTAACAGATTTGGAACGTGCAGGATTGGAAGCTCATGGCCTCGATATAGGTACGCCGAGTCAGTTATCTGATGCATTTCGGCAAGGCATTGCATGGGCACTCGCAGCGGCAGAGAAAGAACCTGATTGGTCGGATAGCAAAACGCTATTGAGCGGGAGCTGGAAAAATCCCCTGCACTCTTGGCAAGACCGTTTGTTGATAGCTGACGGCGCTGTTCATTTCAAGGATGAGGTAATAGCAAATCTACGCCAGCAACTCGCAACGGCAGAGAAGGATGCCGCCTTGCTAAAAGGCCTTCGTGGGCTTTGCGGTTATGTTGAAAACGGCAGTAATGAGACCGTTTCTATCTTCCAGGACGACGCCACCCGCGACTGGGTAGTGCGCGTCGACAACCGTAGATACTATAGGGATTCTTTCACGGAAGCCCTCACTATTGCCATAGATAAGGAGAAGGACCTTGGATGAAGAAATGTTGCGTCGTATCGCCTTCCGCATAGAAGATGCTGCTGCCGCTGCCAAACGAGCTGCTGATCGTATGGAAGAATCAGCGCAAAAGCTAGAACACTTACTCGCTGACGGCTATGGCGGCAATGGGCTGCGGCTGCTGTACGCCCTAGAGAATTTGCAAGCAGCGGAAGCGAAAGAGGCCGCACGGTACCGCCTCATCCGCATCCACACGGCCCCGGCAGAACTCGCTCAGCACCTCGGCATTGCCTGCCCACCCGTTACTGCCGGCGATAACACCGCCGACATTATCGACAATTTACTTGATGACTACTTAACTGAGGAGAAAACTGCATGAGACGCAATCCAAGCTACACGAAAAAAGGCCCTGGTCGCCGCCACGTTGACGGGAGGTACCAGCGCATAGCCTCTAACTACCACTACCTGTGGGACAAATTCTTCCGGCTGCAGTACCCCTCCTTCGGCGGCTGGGTACGGGCGCGCTTCCCCGGCCTCGACAAACTCTCTAACAAGGACTTAGCAAATGGGCGATACTAGTAAAAGAGGCTTTGCCTCAATGGACCCCGAGAAACTCCGGGAGATAACCTCGAAAGGGGGTAAGGCGGCTCAGGCGAAAGGCACCGGCCACCGCTTCACCAGTGAAACCGGAAAGCTTGCCGGTAAGAAGGGCGGGGCTGCCAACGGCGCTAACAAATACCGCTGGGACTCTGCTTCCGCCACGGCCGCCGGTAAGAAAAGCGCTGAAACCAGGCGGAAGAAGCGCCGGGGGAGGAAATCATGACCACCGCCCCATCTCCTAAAATGTACATCCCCTCCACCCCGGGCGGAACTCCCCTTTTCCACCTTAAAGCGGACTCCGAAGAACAGGCTTGGACGAATCTTGTAGAGGACGCCAAGCACATGCCATACGACGGGGTGGAGGGATTTAAAGCTCGCGGCTACACCGTCGACGAGTATACCCTCGGAGTAGACGACGGTGCCTGAGTTCTCCCTCGAATTCGAAGTCTACTGCGAGTGCGGCGAAGGGCTCTGTCTGCAAAGCACAACCCGTTCCTCCCGCCAACGCGGGATGCCGCAGGTAGTAGTACGTCCCTGCGAGAAGTGCCTGCAGTCCCGCTACGAGCAGGGCTTTGACGCTGGGGAAGACTCAGGCTACAGCAAAGCTGAAACTGATTTAAAATAACCCTCAACCTGAAAGGAAAAGCAATGAAAACCCCTGATGATATAAATGTCAAGCTCGATTCGTGGTACGAGTTCCTCCGCCAGATTCCCCAAACAATCCACCAGTTAAATCTCCGCTGGTGGACGGACGAGAAGGGGAGAGACATCCGCGCGAACCCCTACTGCTTCAGCAACAAGCTCGCCCTAATCCACAGCGAAATCAGCGAATGCCTTGAGGGCGACCGGAAGAACCTCTACGACACCCACCTTCCCCAGTTCCCTATGCGGGACGTGGAACTTGCCGACGCCCTCATCCGCATCCTCGACCTTGCCGAAGCTTACAACATCGACATTGCTCAGGTGATGATCGAGAAGCTCAAATACAACCGCCACCGCGAGGACCACACCGCCGCGCATCGGGCAACTGAAAACGGAAAGAAGTACTAGCCATGTCTATCCAACCCCTTACCTTAATGAACTGGCGCACGTCCGAGGACTTCCTACAATTCCTCCAGTTCGACTTCGACTTTAACTACGCCTCCCCCGAGGCTAAGCGTCAGGTCATGACCCTCCTCCCCCTGGCCGTGGGCGACAACCGGATGCACGGAGCCATTGCCAACGCCGTGCTTAAAGAGGCCCTCGACCTGTGGAACCGCCCCAGGGAAGAGCACCTCTTCTACAAAGATCGCGGGCGCTGGCGGTACCTCGGCACCAGCTCTACCATGCATTCCTTCCCCATCGCTGCATCTTGGCGCACTGGTCGGCTGCGTCGCCGGTTGTCCCCTGGCGTATTCTGCCAACAACCAAGCCATGAAGTTATAGCTTGACAAACTGGGACGGGGGGCATAACATATTAATGGGCCGATGATTATTTTATTCACCGTCCCATCAACATTAACCTCTACACAAGGAGCAACACCATGAAAGCTTCACACATTTTATCACTTATCCAAAACGACTACACCACCGTAGGAGTAGCCTATAAAGAGGGCGGAAACATCTACACCTTTAAAGCCCTCAAAGCTGACAACATCATCCCGGGCGACCTCGTCATTATCCCTTCCTCTTTTGGGGATTGGGGCTACACCATCGGCCGAGTTTCCACCGTTGACGAAACTGCCGAAATCGACACTAACGCCCCATTCACTTACAAGTGGCTTGTGGGCAAGGTTGACCTCACCCGTTACGCCGGGATACTGGAAGTGGAAAAGCGATTCGAACGCCACATTCTTAATATGCAAAAACAAAACACTCGTCGGCAGATGCAGGAACAAATCCTCGCCAGCTATCCAGAAGGGTCAAAGGAGCGCAGGGACTTTGAGCTGCTTTTAAACTCCCCGATGAGCCTGGAACAAATTGAAAGGATGTTAAGTAATGACGGACCAAACGACACCAGTGACACTCCCCCAACAACCAATACTGGGGGTTGAGCAATTAAACGACCTGCGTAAGCGGGTTCTCGCCGGGGACACCCCCAGCACGGAAGAACTTGCCGCTGGCATTCGTGCCATCCGGCAAGGCCGTGCAAGCGCGATGGCGGCAAAGGCAGCCAAACCCTCGAAGAAGAAAGCGACGGGGGAGGCTGCTGTAGCCGAACTAGACGACATACTCGGAGGGCTCGGTATATGAATATCTTCTCTCGCAAGCCTCGGTACACCCGCGCCGACCAAGAGTCTCTTAAGAAGAAGCTGCTACAGTCCGGGCTTATTGAGGGACGGGTACTCCAGCTTACACCGGCTGAGTTCGCCGCCTATCGGGATGTAGTATATTGTCCTGTGGTTAAGCTGTACTTTTTCATCCTCAAGGAGGAATAAACATGAAATGGAGTGAGTTTAAAAAGACAGTTGACCAGAAGATCGAGGCCCTCAACGGCCCCGACTTCGACCCGGAGGTGGGGAGCATCGACATTATAGGTACAGTTGATACCCCCTCAACCCTTGTCATACTGGTACACGACAACGAACTGGACATTTTCTAATGGAAACCACAACCGGAACTCCCGTTACCACCACTAACATCGACATCATCCGAGCCGGCGGTAAGGCTCCCTTCCCCGAGGTAATTGACAACACCTACCGCGAGGGCTTTACCCTCTGCCACCAAAAGCACTACTGGCAGGCTGTGGCAAAGATAACTGTCGATGTCCCCAACATCCACCTGCACGCGGGCAAGGCTTTTGCCAAAGCTCTCGAAGTCACTCGAAGGGAGTTTTATGAAAACGGTAAATCTTCGACAGAAGCTATCGCTAGCGGTCACCAGCAGCTTATCACCTCATATGGAAACTTCGATGAGGAACATGGCTACCTCGACCACGCCAAGAGTTGCGCTAATATGCTCCGAGCCTTCGAGGACTACTTCTTCGAATATTCCCTCGACCACAGCTCCCTTGTTCCAATTACCACTGCTGATGGAAAGCGGGGAATCGAGTTTTCTTTTGCAATCCCCACCAATGTTCTTCACCCCACAACGGGCAATCCGATACTCTATGCGGGTCGATTCGATATGTTGGGACAGGATGCTGACCAGCTCTGGGTCGTCGATGAAAAAACTTCCTCGCAGCTTGGTCAATCTTGGAATAGTCAATGGGACCTTAATTCCCAATTTACCGGATATTGCATGGCCGCTCGACACTTCGGATATCCAGTCGCAGGTGCAATTATCCGTGGAGTTGGCTTACTTAAGACTAAGATTTCTCACCAGCAAGCTATTATCTACCGCCCTGAGTGGCAGATAGAGCGGTGGTGGAACCAACTCCACCGCGACCTCAAAATGATGATAGCCCTGTGGCAAGCCGACCACGGCGACGGGAGCAGTTACGACTTCGCCCTCGGCGGGGCCTGTACCAGCTACGGCAACTGCACCTACAAGCGCCTTTGCATGTCGCCCACCCCGCTTGAGTGGGCAGCCGTAGGCTTCCGCCATAACGAGTGGTCACCCCTTGCCGGCTTCGATCACTAGCAATGGGCCAGGTGGCAAAAGTAAGTGTGTTCTGCGAGGGGGACTACGTTGGCTCCCTCACGCAGCAGCACTTCAGTACGAACGGGGACAGGCCGGCGATACAGAACGGAAGCATCGCTGGCTTCTGCCCCTACTGTGGCGACATCTGGCTCCGGGCCGTCCACAACACCGGGCTCGACTACTGGCGCCAAGTCACTATCCCCTGCCTTAAGCACGCAGGAGAACGTAACGACCACAGCTTTTTGTGGTCAAACCCCGCGCACATTCTCCCTGATATCAGCGATGCCTCGGTGGAAGTGCTTTTACTTGAATTCCTGTGGTGGTGTAAGCACAGGGGAAATAATCTTTTAGGAGAATAAAAATGTTTGCAAACGACAAAGCAGCCCAAATGGTGGAGCCCTCGAAGAAGGGCGAAGTAACTATTCAGATGGTACATATTGAGGAGACCATTAGTGAACTCGAAAATGTCCTCGATCGGCTAGAGATAAGGCTTGCCCCCATTACATGCCCAGCGCCGAAGACCGCTGAAACAGACCGTCATCCAGAAAGCGACACCTCTACCTCCGCCGGCGCCAACCTTCAACGCCAGGTTCGCCGCCTTCTCGAAATTAACGGGCGTTTGAACACTCTCTTAACCTGCTGTGAGCTGTAAAAAAGAGGCTTGACACCTGTATCTAATGGGGCCATGATTAATTTAATTACCACCCCATTAGATACCTCCGTACCCTAACCACCAGGAACCCTACCATGAGAACCGAAAAACTTACTCTACACATTTACGCTTTTAAAAGCGAACTTGCTAGTCCTGAAGACCTCTTCACCATAACGGCTTATCCCTACCTCATCGACAGTAAAAACTTTATTCTCGTCGAAACGCGGGAAGTAGAAGTAACTGTCCCCGATGAAACTGCACTTACCCTCGCCTTTATTGCCGGACTCCGGGAAATGAAGAAAGACGTTCAAGCAAAGGCCCAACAGGAGCTCGATAAAATCGACGACCTTATTTCGGCACACCTCCAACTCACCCACAAGGAAGACTAATGGAAGATAACACCATTTACATCCCCGGCCCTAAGACGCTTCTCGTCGGCGGGACTGGCACCGGCAAAACTCACAGCCTCCGCACCCTCGTTGACCAGGGGTTGGAAGTCTTCGCCTTATTCACCGAACCCGGTATGGAGGTAGTTGCCGACATCCCCCCGGAAAAACTCAAATGGCACTACATCCCCCCGGCCAGCCCTGATTGGGCCGACATGCTGGACAGCGCCACGAAGATCAACCAAATGTCGCTTAAACTCATCTCCGGCATGGAGGACATTAACAAGCGCAAGTACACAGGCTTCCTTGACCTCGTCCGGGGGCTCGGCAACTTCGTCGATCAGCGTACCGGCGTAGCCTACGGGCCAGTGGATAAGTTCGGCGCTAACCGCGCGCTCTTCATCGACTCCCTCTCCGGCCTCAACATCCTGGCCATGAACCTTGTCACCGGGAGTAAGCCGGTCAAGTCTATGGCTGACTGGGGTATGGCAATGGACAACCTCGAGCGCCTTCTAACCAAGCTCTGCGTGGACGTGCCGTGCCCTGTCGTTCTCACCGCCCACCAAGAGCGGGAGACTGACGAGGTCACCGGCGGGACGACTATCATGGCCAGCACCCTCGGCAAGAAGCTCGCCCCCCGCCTACCTCGCTTCTTCTCCGACGTGGTAAACGTCAAGCGGGAAGGCGACAAGTTCACTTGGTCTACCATGACACACAACATGGACTTGAAGGCCCGCAACATTCCGCTAGCCGACAACCTTCCCCCGAACTTCGCTCCCATTATCACTGCCTGGAAGAAGCGTAACGCCGAGGCCGCAGTTACCAGAAATGGGGAGCGGGCGGGAGAGGCTAGCCCAACCCCCGGCACCGGTTTACTAGGATGAGTGCCCTTGCCGACCTTCAGGCGTGGATTGCGGAAAACCGCCCAGACCTTGCTGCACGTATTAAAGGTCTAGATGCGAACGCTGCCCGACACGTTTTAAACGCTGAGACAAAAGCGCAAGTGCCCGGCTTTGTAAGTGTTGAGGGTGGTTCTAGGTTTTTTCTCAAGCGCTTAAAAGAAATGAAATTGAAAGCAGATTCCAGCACAGAGTAGAGGCTGTGCTGTTAGCCGGCAGAGAGCGTTTCCCCTCGTTTCGCTCTGCTGTCCCCGCATCCGGTAAGCGGGACTTTACTTTAACCGTAACATTTTATCAGGAACCAAAATCAAATGGAAACTACCTTTAACGTTGACGCCTTCCAAAATGCCCAATTCAACGATGCCAACTCAACCGAATACGTCCCAGTTCCCGTAGGCGAATTCCCTGCTGTTGTCGACAAGCAAGCTATCCGCACCGCCAAATCCAGTGTCATTCTTGACGTTACCTGGAAGATTGACGATGAGGGTGTAGCTAAGGAAACCGGCATGGCTAACCCGACCGTCCGTCAGTCCATCTTCCTGGACATTGGCGAAAACGGAAACCTGGAATTCGGTAAGGGCAAGAACGTACAGCTCGGCCGTCTGCGTGAGGCCCTTGGCCAAAACGTTGCCGGTACGCCCTGGTCTTTCAACCACCTTGTTGGTGCTGTTGCCAAGGTTCGCATCGCTCACCGCGCTGACACAACCTCGGTACCAGGCTCCACCATCCTGCGGGCTGAAGTCGCCGGTGTAACCAAGCTGTAATTTAAGTGTAATACAGAGAGGGGGCTGCGGCTCCCTCTTTTTTGGAGAGCAAAGATATGCTGCCTTCTGTTGTAACCCATCCCACCTTCGGCCGCCTGACGGTCATTTCAACCGGGCACTTTCCTGACACTGTCCTCGTAATGGATGACACCGGCAAGCAATTTGAGATCGAAGTAAAACACCTAATCAAGGGGACTACAAATGAAACCAATCCTCGCAAGTGATATTATCGTTGCGGAAAATCGCCAGCGGCAAACTTTCGACACCGACAAACTTGCTGAACTTTCCGCCAGCATCCAGAAGAACGGACTGCTACACCCCATTGTCTGTCGGCAGTCGCCTGAGGGGCTTACCCTAGTCGCCGGGGAGCGTCGCCTGCGCGCGATGCAAATGCTGATAGAACTCGACATTCCCATTCGCTGTGGCGAGGCTGTATACGCTGCCGGGACTATCCCCGTTAATATGCTTGGAGACCTTTCCGATGAACAAGCTGAAGAAGCTGAACTTGAAGAGAACATTCGTCGCGTTGACCTCACTTGGCAGGAGCGCGCAGCAGCTGTGGAAAGACTCCATGTTCTACGATGTGGACAGAAAGAAAGATCCGGTTTCCGACACACAATGGCTCTCACAGCTGCAGAACTCCTTCAAGACGTTCCGAACTCCAATGACGTGGCAATTGTTAAAGAGTCGCTCATCATCGCCCAGCACCTTGACGACCCGGAAGTGCTTCGCGCCCCATCGCAGAAAGAGGCCCTTAAAATCATTGAGAAGAAAGCAAGAGCCGCGCATCGTGCGGTGCTTGCAGAACAGTTCGATCTAAGCCGTTCCCCGCACGACCTCTACCACAGCAACTCTCTTGAGTTCATGGCGAGGCTTGATGATGAAAGCTTTAACTGCCTCCTCACCGACCCGCCCTATGGAGTCGATGCCAGTAACTTCGGCAGCAACTTCAGCACTGTGCATGAGTATGAGGACTCGTGGGAGTATTTCCTCGCCATATCCCGCACCCTTGCAATCGAAGCTTTCCGGCTGCTCAAACCCAACTCCCATGCCTACGTCTTCTGCTCTTTCGAGGGCTTTAACATCCTTGCCGGCGACTTTGCCCGGGCGGGGTTTAAGGTCTGGCCGCAGCCCCTGATCTGGGCCAAGGGCAATGGCAACGCCCCGTGGGTAAACCAAGGTCACAAGCGTTCCTATGAGTGCATCATGTATGCGCTTAAAGGCTCTCGCGATATGAACGTTGTTAAGACGGACGTGCTTATCCACTCGCCCGTCAGTGGTCGGGAGCATGGAGCGGAGAAACCCGTTTCCCTACTCGTTGACCTGCTTCAACGTAGCACCAATCCAGGCGATAGTATCCTTGACCCGTTCTGCGGTTCAGGCTCTATCTTCCCCGCCGCGGACGAAGTCTCTTGTACTGCCACCGGAATAGAGAGGGAACCCTCTTCCTACCACCTTGCCCTTACAAAACTGGAGATTGACAAATGAAAAAAGAAGAAGCCCAGATAGTTGCCGATATGCCCAACCCACTAGCTGAAAAGTACGACCCGATGATTCGCCGCGCTCCCGACTGGCTCGAAATTCCGAAGAGCGTTTTCTCTGAAGCCGACGAAATTGTTAATGGCGACCGGGAGCAAACCTACGGCCACCCCGCGAAGAACCTGCACGCCACCGCCCTTATGTGGAAGGCGCACATTGAGGCCAAGTACGACATCGTCGTCCCCCTTGACGCCTTCGACGTAGCTTGGATGATGGCAAATCTTAAGCAATGCCGCCAGATGCATATGCACAAGCGCGACAACCTTGTCGATGCTATCGGGTACATTGGGCTAGAACAAAAAATCAGGGAGTATAACGACCGCTTAGGGAGCGAAAAATGCAACGCAAGTCAACCAGCCTCATCGAAGCCTGCCTCTCCACAGGTATCGGGTTCGGGATTAGTCTCATCCTCCAAATAGTTATACTACCCAAAATCGGCTGTCATGTTTCATTGGCAGTCGATGTTCTTGTGGTGTGTATATTTACAATCGCCTCCGTGATTCGCTCCTACTGGACGCGGAGGTTTTTTAACTACCTGCACGTTAAGGGGATTTTAACATGATTGAAAACTACAAGCGGGAAGTGCTTGACCACGGCTTTGCCAGACTGGTTAGCTATATGCAGCCGGCTAATCCGGAGGCCGAATGCAACGATGGCTGGTTCGGAGACCTTGAAGTTGTGCGCAATGCCAGGGTAAGTTATGATGCTGACTGGCGTACCGGGGATGAGTCGAAGGACGAAAAACTCATCAACTTCTTATACTCAAACCGGCACACCAGCCCCTTCGAGGCGATGGTATTTACCTTCGAAGTAAAGGCTCCGATATTCGTCCTGCGTCAGTGGCACCGCCACCGCACGTGGAGCTACAACGAAGTTTCTGCCCGCTACACCGAACTGCCAGAAGAGTTCTACATCCCAACCCTGGCTAACATTACAACGCAGCACAGCAGTAATAAGCAAATGCGGACGGACGAACAGCACCCAAATGCAGATCAAATTGCCGAGCTTATGAAGTCGCACAATATGGAGGCGTTTAGGATATACAAAGGTATGCTAAAAGAGGGCGCCCCCCGCGAACTTGCGCGCAGTGTTTTACCCCTCGCCACCTACTCCCGCATGTTCGCAACAGTCGACCTGCACAACCTCTTTCACTTCTGCCGGCTGCGTATGCACGAACACGCGCAGTATGAAATCCGCGTATACGCCGAGGCGCTGCTGGCTCTTATTGAGCCCATATGCCCCTTCGCCGTTGCCGCTTTTAAGGAGTCGCTAGCATGATCGAACCCCAGGGGAGAACACCTGCCCGCATCATGATTATCGGGGATAGTCCAGGCCCTGATGACCAGCTCCGTGGGCGGATGTGGCAAGGTACGAGCGGGGCGGAACTACGCCGTATGCTCGCGCAAACCGGTATTAACATGAACGACTGTTACTTAACTAATGTCTTTAAAAAGAGGACTTACGTCGATGACCACTTCGACTTTAAAAACAAGCGCCCCATCGGGGGCGAGGTTGAACAGGCTCGTGCGCTACTTGAACGCGAAATCGAGGAGTGCGACCCAACCCTCATCATTCCTATGGGCGGATTGCCCTTGTGGATGTTTAACGGGGACAGCGCAATTAGCACTTGGCGCGGAAGTCTACTCGAATGGCGGGGCCGTAAAGTCCTGCCCACATATCACCCCTCCCAAATTATGCGGATGTGGGAGTGGCGGGCCTTCGCACTTACCGACCTGCGGCGAGCCCAACAAGAATCGCTCAGCCGCGAATTCAACTGGCGGGAGTACAGCTTCACCGTTCGCCCAACCTACAACGAGGTCGTGTCGACGCTAACCTCACTTCAGGCTGAAGCGGCGTGGGGGCCGCTTAAACTTTCCGTCGACTTGGAAACCCGTAGTCAGTTCATGGCATGTATCGGCATCGCTTGGTCGCAGACTGCCGCTATCTGCATTCCTTTAATGTGTGTAGAAAAACCAGAGGGGTATTGGGATGAACAGCAGGAGCTTACAATTATTCAAATGGTGCGTAGTCTTCTTACTCATCCTAATGTCAGGGTTGTCGGTCAGAATTTTCTATATGATGCACAGTACTTCGCCAAGGAGCACGGATACGTCCCCAACCTTACCGACGATACAATGTTCATGCAGCACGTACTGTTCCCAGGACTTCCAAAGGGGCTTGATTTTCTCGCTTCCATGTATTGCCAGAAGTACGTGTACTGGAAAGGTGAGGGGAAGGATTGGGACCCGAGTGTTCCAGAGGAACAGCTGTGGACCTATAACTGCAAAGACGCTTGTTTCACCTATGAGATCAGCGACGTCCTTCCTGCCAGCATAGCCGAGGCCAACCTTACCGAGCAGTACAACTTCCAAATGCGGGTGTGGAAGAGGGCCCTCCGCATGATGCTGCGGGGGGTTCGTATTGACCTTAAATATCGTGATCAACTTGCCGGGGAACTTTTGCATGAAGTCATGCTTCGAGAACAACGCATTGTACAGCTTTGCGGGCATCCGCTCAATCCACGCTCCCCGAAGCAAATGGCAACGTTCTTCTACGAGGATTGTAAGGTCCCTGCACAGCGTTCGCGCAAAGGGCTACGTGGCATCACGACTGACGATGAGGCGCTCGGAAAGATCGCATCCCTCGAGCCCCTCCTCGCCCCCCTCTGCAACACCATCAGGGAAATGCGAAGTCTCGGGGTATTTCTCTCGACTTTTGTCCGAGCTCAGCTCAGCCCGGATAAGCGCATCCGTTGTTCCTTCAATCCTGCGGGGACTGAAACATTCCGGCTTTCTTCCTCGAAAGATGCTTTTGACTCAGGCACGAATCTCCAGAACATACCGGCCGGGGACGAGGATGAGGAGCATGACGCAAACAAGCTCGTCCTACCCAATATTCGTAAACTCTTCCTGCCCGACCCTGGATACGTTCTTTTCGACGTTGACCTTTCAGGGGCTGACGCTCAGGTCGTCGCGTGGGAAGCTGACGATGACATCCTTAAGGAAATTTTCCGTTCCGGACAGAAGGTTCATGCTGTTAATGCGAAGGACATTTACGGGAGCGATGCTGGCCCCGACGGGAAGCGGGAGCCGTACTACAAGCGCGCTAAGATGGGGTGCCACCTTACTAACTACGGCGGTAAACCAAGGACGCTGTCGGTCGCGCTTGCTCTTACCATGCATGAGGCGGAGCTTTTCCAGCGCCGATGGTTTGACATACATCCTGGAATAAAGGACTGGCACGAGCGCATCAACGCCCAGCTGCAGAGCACCCGCGAGGTTCGGAATAAATTCGGCAACCGCCGCTTCTATTTCGACCGCGTCGAGGACTTACTCCCCGAGGCCCTTGCCTGGGTTCCGCAGAGCACCGTGGCCCTCGTCACCAACCGGCAGTGGGATAACATCGAGTGCAACATCCCCGAGGTGCAGCTCCTCATCCAAGTGCATGACTCGCTAGTCGGTCAGTGCCCGGCCCATCTTTGGCCTGCCGTCAAGCCCCGCCTTCGCGAGCAGCTCAAGGTCGTCGTACCTTACCCTGATCCGCTCGTAATCCCATCCGGGCTTAAAACCTCCGGCGTTTCTTGGGGGCATTGTCAGGCTGAAAGTTGGTAGTAAGATGGGGCGGTGATTAAAACAATTACCGTCCCATTTATATCTGTGGGATAACGCACATACGATCTGGCCGGGCATGTGATATGGACAAAAACGCATTTAAAATGCATTATCAATGCATAACTCAAAACGAGGCACCCATAGTATTGGCTGCCGTTTACACCCGTTTAAACGCGTTTCTTATAGAGCCTCTATGAACAAGAAAAAAGAATATCCTCCCCGTCCCTGTGGCTACAGTGGGTGTGGTACAGAGTTTCAGCCAGCAAGAGAGTGGCAAATCTTCTGTTCCACCCGTTGTAGAAATGCTCACCACGCATCAGTTCGTGATGCCGAGATTCAAGCACTGCTCGATGAGCTGGCACAATTAAAGGGGCAGGGGAAGTAATGAGAAATCACGAGAATTGGCTTAAAGCTTTTATGGAGTACGCCAGCTTTGGCGAGGCTCCTATGAAGATGCTTTTCTGGACAGGGGTTAGTACGATATGTGGGGCACTCCGCCGCCGGGTCTGGCTGGACATGAAATACTTCCAGTGGGTTCCGAATATGTACATTGTCATGGTGGCACCTCCCGGCATCGTCTCGAAATCCACCACTGCCAATGTGGGGATGAACCTCCTTCGCCGCGTCGATGGGATTGTCTTTGGCCCTGACGTTGTCACTTGGCAAGCCCTCGTAGAAAGTATGGCGAAGAGCACGGAGCTTGTGCTGGACAAGACAACGGGGGAGTATCTCCCAATGTCCTGCATCACCATCGCCTCTGACGAGTTCGGCAACTTCCTCAACCCTGACGACCGGGAGATGGTGGACGTGCTGGTTTCGCTTTGGGACGGCAAGAAGGGCTCCTTCACCAAGACGACAAAAATGTCCGGGAATGACCTGATTGAGAATCCCTGGATTAACCTCATTGCCTGTACCACCCCTGCCTGGATTTCGGGTAACTTCCCCGAGTACATGATCGGCGGCGGGTTTACCTCCCGCTGTGTCTTTGTCTTTGCCGACAGCAAACGGCAGGAAATAGCCTACCCCGACGAAAACGTTCCTGAAAACTTCATGGCCTTGCAGGGCTCCCTTGTCGAGGACTTAAAACAAATTGCCGAGCTGCTGGGGGAAATGACCCTTACCCCTGACGCCAGGGCTTGGGGGCGGGACTGGTATACGAACCACTGGCAAAACCCTCCCTCGGGATTGGACCTTTCTCAGTTCGGGGGCTACCTCGCCCGGAAACAAACTCTAATCCACAAACTCGCAATGGTGGTGTGCGCTGCCCAACGCAACGACCTTTCGATAACTGCCGAGGACCTCGAGTTTAGCGCTGACGCAATCAGCGCCCTCGAACAGGATATGCCGAAGGTATTCCAGCGTATTGGTCAGGATAAAATTACCAAGGGCACTACCGATATTGTGGAGTATGTCAGGGCGCACGGTCGCGTGTCCAAGAACGACCTCTTTAAGCACTTCGTCCGCACCCTCAGTTTCAACGATTTCGAAGCTTCACTGCGGGGGGCTACGCAAGCGGGCTTTATACATTACCAACAACAAGGGAACGAGCAGTATCTCGTCAAGGGGGCTTTAGGTGGCGTACAAACCGGATAGTGCATTTCGTTTTATTGTCAAGTGTCAGAAAGTGTGTTGCCCCTACGAGTACCTCCGCCAGACGCGCCGAGAGTCCTCACAGAACCTTGCCGATTTTCTCGGGTTTTCCGTGAGGACAATTCGCTATTGGCGCTTACGCTACAAGAAAGAACTGGTTAAGTGCGAGCGGATGAGTGACTGCCCCAACCGCCCCGATGCTAAGCCTATTCTTCTTCAGCGTCAAAGGAAGAAGAAATTTCTGCCGCCAGGTTCCTGACATTCCCCGGGACGATGCCTAGTTCTTTCTTCCGCTGGGCATCGAGGTGGGCGCGGTAGCTCTTATGTAGCTGCCATTTTTGCAGCCGCAATTTCACATCCAGCACCCTGTCGTTAAACTCGTCAATCCGCTCTTCGACATCCGCAATTGTCTCCCGGTCGTCAGCATCCCGGGCCTGACTCCACGCCGTTTGCAGGTTTTCCCGCTGGGTTGTCCAGTACATAATAGCCTCGGTCTTGGCCCAATTTTGCTCCCGGGTTTTGTTCAGCCCGCTCGGGGTAAACCCGGCCAGCTTCGCCGCAGCTTCCTGAGGGTTCGGCTCGTACACAGTCTCCCCGCTTCTCCCCTCGATCTTCCCGTCATCGAGCCAGTTCATCCCCGAGCTAATGTTGCCGACGAAACCAGGGAATTGCTGGATATTGCGTTCAACACTTTTCCCTGCCGATAAATCCATGAACAGCTGGATGAGGTTTTTCGCAAGGCTCCCCGTCACCCCGCTTAGATTCAGCAGGGCTCGGCCGGCGAGTTCGTCAGGGTTGTCCGGGTGGGCGTTGAACATATCTGTCCCTGGCACCGGATTACCGATACCCAAGCTCCCACTCACATCCACCCCCGCTACATCGCCGCCCATCCCCTTAGCCCACCACCGAGGGTCGTTAACCCAACTCCAGCCCTCGGGCGCCGGGACAGACTTAATCCCCGTCCGCAACTGATGCCGAGCGCTCTTCCCGGAAAGGTGCATAAACACGGCGTCAAGGATGTCGAGTATATTTCCGGCAAATGGAAGTGCCTCATACCCACCTAACATCAACAACACCAACAGCACTCGTTGCGTATGCGTCAGCGCCCCCTTGTCCTTCGGAGCTCCCAGCATTTCCATCCGCCGATTCTTCCCCAGCTGATACCCGCCAGTTGAGTGCCAGGCTAGATGCACTGCAAACGAGTAGAAGATAGTTATCAGCGGCACAAGCCCGCTCAACTTCCCACCGCTCCCCCGCATAAAGGCCGGGCGATTGGCCAGGGTGTAGCTGTTTTGCAGCATGTCCGTTTGCTTTACTGCTTCCTGATACAGGCTTTCGGGATTGACCGTTTTCCCCTGCACCTTCGCATCATTCATCTCAGCATTCACCAGCGACAGGAATGTGATGCGGCGGGCGTATTGCTCCGTCAGGGTAAACGGTGCCATACCTGCATCCGCCACCCACTGCAGTCCGCGATGCGTGTCGGCTGTCCAGCGGCTTCGATTTGCCAACCGCTTCGTCACCCCCGCCGTTGCCGCTGCCCCCAGGTGCGCTGCATAGTTCTGCACAAGGAAGCCCTCGGAGATTGCCCGATTGTACATTTGCTCCACCGCCGGGTCAACAGCCTTACCTTGCAGCAAAAGTCCGAGCTGCTTGTTGGCTTTGAGCAGGGCTGCATCCCCCGCTACTTCCCCGTATTTCGAGCCCAAATGCCCCCACGTCACAACCATACCTGTCAGGTTCAACGCCGCTGTTTTTATCCCACCCCACAGGTACACAAGCGCCACCGTACTCCGAGCCGCATACCACTCGTTCGGCGGAGCCAGCATGTAGTCCTTGGTTTTCTGCATATACACCTGAGCCCGCTTAATATCTTTCAGCAGTGCTAACCGGGCGCGAGCGGTCATCGGGGTTTTGTCAACCTCCGCATACATTTCCCTGGCGCTTTGCTCCGCCTTGTTAAACGCCGCCACTGCCTCCGTCCGGGCGAGCAGGGTGGAGTTGTGCCAAATGAAGTCGGCAAAGTTCCTCATCCGATCTTTACTGCTCCCGGAGATTTTCTCCAGCGCCCTCATGTAGGGGGTTAGGAGTCTATCCACTTTCACCGGATGCAGCAGGTCGAATAGTGTATCCCGCTCTTCCTGCGTCATGCTCAACGCCTCCGCCGCACTTTCCACATACTCCCGAGGCAGGGCCAATAGCGCCCGCTTCTCGTCCGGGAGCTTACTGATCGTCCGCACATGCTGCCCAGGCTTTATGCTCTTCTCAAGAAACTCCCTCGCCTTCACCATTTCGTTTTCATTCTCGAACATCTGCCGATGGATGACGGTGCGTTCCAGCCCCTTTTGCTCGTACACTACCAACCCCCAGGCACCATAATCCCCTCGCGGAAGGAAGGGGGTTTCCCGAATCGAGGCAAAGGCCTTCTTAAGCTCGTTCAGCTTGACAAGGAATTCCGACTGTTCCTGCACCGTAACACCCAACCGCCGGGCGAGAGTTATCTGCGCAGCTTCTGTATGCTGCAACAGAGCGTTCTTCTGCCGCAGGTAAATTTCCGCAGCCTTCTTCCCCTGCCGAGTGTTGATATCAATGCCCGCCGCTGCCAGCTTTTCCACCGTCGCCGCCGTTACGATATGCTTCCACCCTGTCGCATCCCTTTGCAGTTCTGTCCAATGCTGCCCCTCGTCAACTTCCTTCTCGAGTGCCCTTGCCAGCTTCGCATCCGTCTCTTTCCCGAGCATCTGCCAGTCTTTCGCAATGCTTTCGCCGATAGCCTGAAGCCGAGACTTCGCCGCATTATACTGCATCGACGCCTGAGCCTGAAGCTCGAGGAAATAGAACTCCGGGTGAATCCAGGAAAGCTGTTGGAGTTGCAGCAGGGAGTACTGCGACCGGGCCAGCCAGTTTAGTGCCCGCGAAGTAACTCCCATATTCTCATACTTGCTAATGGTCTTGCTCAGCGTGTCAATTTCCAGCCCCGTTGCCGTGGTCAGATCAGTGTCAACCTGCATATGGATACGGGGGTCGGTGCTGTCGAAGGTCGCATTTGCCGTTTTAATTTGCGTCGGCTCGAAGGCTACCCAACTAGCCCCACCCTCCACACTGTTCTCATACTGAATTCCATCGTAGCCGAGGTTTTGCAGAATCCCCCTCATAACGGCGAACAAATCCCTCGGACTTTCCCCCGCAGGACTCCGATTCTCCGCCGCCTCTACCGCCTTTACCTGGGCCTTCGTCAGCACCCCTTCGGCGAAGAGCTTTTCCGCCAGCTTTGTCGGGGATGTCCAGATGACTTCCTCCCCCACCTCGCTAATTTTCAGCGGATTGCGAATATTCAGGTAAACCGGGATAATGTTCATTCCGGTATCCTGGGGCCGCATCGTTTCCCCGCCCTGCGCATTCCTCTGGCCGCGCCATTCGTCCATTGCAATGCGAGCCTGCACTTCTTCTGGAGCCGAGCGATAGAGCCGGGCGTGGGCTGCAATAAGGTCACCGAAGTGGAAGCCCAAATCCCCCTGCGTGAAGGTGTCAAAATTCCCCTTCGTTCCGTGGAAGAATATCAGCGGGTGTCCGCTTGCCGTAGTCACTTTACTTGCATTTGCCGGGTCGGTGTCCCACTCCCCAAACCACGCTTTAAAGAAGGGGCTGTGTGTGCGTAACCGGCCCCAGGCACTGATTGCCTCTGCCTTCCGCTCTTCTTCCGCCCCCGCTGTACGGGCGCCGAAGTTAGGGTCAGTATCGAGCTGCTTCTTAACGCGCGTTTTCAGTATATCTACCATCCGCAGGTGAGCCGTGTTAAGGTCATTGGCGCGAACCATGCGATACAGCTCTTGCTTTTCCTTAACACTAAAACTCCCCATCGTAATGTGACGACGGAGTTTCTGCGCCATGTAGCTGCTGCTGTTAAGGGGTAAGCTTCCTTTCGCCGCCTTCACCGCCCGACGAGCCTCCCCGCTTACCTGCACTGGCATATTTTGTGGAGCAACCAGCTGGCTCATTTTCCCGAGCGAAGCTACCCAATCGGCAAAATTCGTTCCTGCCGCAATGCGGTACGTTTCCCCGCTCGGCAGCTTCAATCCCTTCTTCAGGGCAATGAAGAGTTTCTGCAAGCTTTGCTTTACCTTTTCCAGCGTACTGTTCATCAAATTGCTGCGAACCTGTTCTTCCGCCTTTACGTGCTTAATTCCGCCGCTGAAGTACTCCCCGCGGCCGAGGGTACTGTCCTGCCCCAGCCCGGTTTCGTGAGCATACCTGGCCATCTTTTCAGCCATAAATTCGTCGAAGCTTAAGTAGTCATTCGCCAGCGCCGAGGTCAGGTCGTCGATTTGCTTTGTTATCGCTTGACGAGCTTCCGGCACCCGCTCTACGGCTAGCTGAGCTCGCAGCGCGGCGATGTCCGCATTACCCCTCGACACGAGCCTCCGCACAAAGCTTTCGGCATTCATCGAAGGCTCCGCCTTCATATCCTTCAGCAACTGCCGCTGCACCGCAAGCGCCGGGCTCATCCACTGCGCCTGGAACCATGCCGCATTCTGCGTTTTCATCTGCTGCCGGAATTGGTTATACTCCCGAACGAGGTTGGCTTGCTCCGGGCTTAGCCCCGCAAGAACCTCTTCGCTAACAATCCCGTTGCGCTGTTCGAGGGTAAATGCACTTTGCACTTCCGGCGAAACGCCCTCGAGAAATCGGTGCATTGTCAGTGCATGGCCGAACTCGTGGAAGATGTTGTAAAATGCTTTTGCCTTTGTGTGCTTGTTAAAGCTGCCGGCGTCCTGCGTACCCACCCCTTCAACGGCTGAAAACTTCCGGGCAAAAGCCGGAACAATCAGGTATTCCCCGCTTGCAAGCTTTTGCGTTGTCCCCACTGCCTGCCGGGTTGACATCGTTTCATTTGCCAGTACGATTGTCGCGTCAGGCATGAATTGCTGCCGAAGGTTCTCGTAGATTTCATGATACCCTGCCAGCACATCTTCACTTCGGTCAGCTGTCGGCTGCCCAATCACATAAGTAGCCGCCTTCGTCTTGACCTTTCCGAGGGGCTGACCGACCTGCTCCTCAGGCCCGAAGGCGATAGTGCGCTGGCTGCGAGGAACCGCGTCGTTTGGATTCGGCTCATACCCCTCCGCATTCATCCGCACCTTCAGCGTGTTGCCAATCTGGGAGTCGGTACTTAATGCCTCATCAACCCCGACAGCGCTCGTCCCGTCATTCGACTCTTCAAAAGGCAAGACTTTCTGCACCTGGCTTGCTTGCACTTGCGAGGCCAGTTCTTCGTCGGCCAGCGGGTCAGGAAGCTGGATAAGGGCTTCGCGGTCGGGCGGGAGGTCAGGCAATTCTTGGGACGTTGATTGATTTAATTCCCGGCCCTTTAAATCCCCCTCAGCATTCAAATCATCCAGAATGTTCTGCAGTACTTCCGCATCCGCGGAACTTCCATTCTGCATAGCGATGTCTTTTTCCAGCTCCATCTCTCCTATCGGGTCGAGCGCTGGTTCCGGCTTTGCTCTGGGCATAACCGCAGATACCCCCGCAGCAAGACCGCCGCCAAGCGCAGCCCCAAACGGAGCTTCAATCGCTGTGTCGAGTGTGTTCGCTAGCGTCTCATCAAGGTACTCCGAAAAGGGCCGGTCGGGAGTATCTATCGCCTGTTGAATTGCATCCTGCACAATGGTCGTGGGGATTTCTGTCGCTGTTTCCCGAACTATGTATTTCGCCACCATCTTGCCAAAGGCATCGGCTCCCAGGTCTTTCAGCAGCCCTCCCATAGGCAGTAACTCAAACCCCCCTTCAACAGCCGTTTGAATACCGGCACTTACCCCCGCACGTTCATGACTACTACCAGCATCTCGGCTTTCACCGTAGGCTGCGGGAAAGGCTGGAGCTGTGGCCATAGTTAGGGCCAGGGGAAGGTTCCTTGTAGCCGCGCCAACAGCTAATGCCGGGGCAGTAACGGCCAAACTCGAGGTGATGTTTTGCGCATGGCGAAGGGGCTCGCTCGGATTTTCCGGCAATGCTTCCTGCGTTTGCCCTTGAATGGCGCTACGCTCCAAAGCCGCCTGCGTATCGTGCGACATAATTTCAGTATTCCGCGCACTTTCCGCCGCCCCATATATCTGCGTATAGGCTTCTCGGAATGGAACTCCCTGATCGGTGAGGGCCCGGATTTGCTGATTCTGTTCCCGGGTTAAGCCCTTGAAGCCGTCCAGTTCTTCCGGGCGGGTAAGGAGGTCTTGCGAGTTCTGCAGCAACTGCCGGTAGGCCCCACCCACTGCCGTACCAAGCGACTTCACGCCCTCAACGCTAAACAGGTCGGTTGTGTCGGGAGCCGAAGCGCCAAAAACCTCTTCATCGCTGAGAGGTTTCTGTGCTTGGGTTCCGAAGACTTCTTCGTCTGTCAGGGGTTTAGGGGACTGGCCAAATACTTCCGCGTCCGATAAAGGTTTCATTATTTAATCCATCCGTCCTTAGTCCATTTCATATCCCCGCGAGGGGTCTGGTAAACCTGCCCTTCAACCCGCTGACCGGCCGGAGGTGCTGGAGGGGCCGTTGACGCTGCCGGTGCTGCTCCACCCCCCGTAGCCAGTTTCTGATTGGCAATACGAAGAACCGAACCCAGGCTCTTACCAACCGTTGCCTGTTTCGTCTGCGTAACCCAATCGTCAAAGCTGCTGTACCGGCTTTTCTCCTTAGGGTCAAGCGCATTGTACATAGTAATGAGCGAATCAGCCATTCCCTCAAAACCCGAGTCATCAGCTGACCGAGGGTCGTTTTTCGAGGTGATGTTTTTGTGCAAGCCCAGCGCAATATCCGTGTTAATTTGCGACTGAGTCTTGCTGTCCTTATGCGCCATTGCGTACAGCTGCGCTTCATCGTCCGGCATCGCCGCAATCCAGGCCGGTTTTGCAGTGCGCCCTTCCCGGCTATCCTTAACGCTTTCCATACTTGCCGCAGCGCTGGCATTGCTCGCATTTGCCCTTGCCTTAACCGCGCCCAATTCTGCCGTTGGCAGGTTAAGGGTCGCCTCAAACGAAGCATTCACAGCATCGGGATTCGCGTCTTTAAATGCCTGGAACCGCTTCAGCTCATCGGCCTCATAGCTCGCCTTAAGCGCCTGTGCTTCCGACGTCTTCCCCTGCGTAATGAGGTTCTTAACTTCCTGCTCCGCCTTTTGCTTGCGAACGTTTGCCTGAGCTTCCCACTCGGTAAACTCAACCTTCTTCTGCGCAGTGTCTTGCTTCGAGGCTTCCGTCGCCGCTAGGTCACGGTTAATCGAAGCTTCACCCTGCCGTTCATCCAGCTGCAGCGCCCGCTCGTCAATAGCCCGCTTGCGATCTTGCTCCGTCTTAAAGCCATAGAAATCCATGGCGTCGAGCCCCGTCCGTCCAATCGCTCCCCCAAGGTTTTCCCCTTCTTCCCGCCCCTGCATCAGGTTTAGCCCCATACGCAGAATCGAGCTTTTAACGTTCGGGTCGTCCAGCACATGCTGCCAGGCCTTTTTCCGCCCGTCAACTTCCTGCGGATTTTGCGGAATTGGCGCATCAAACTTCCCTGCCGGATTATCCAAAATATCAGCCATACCCGGCTGTAGTGGAAAAGCTGCCATTACTGTCTCCCTTCAAGTAACGCTGCCAATGATGGCAAGGATGTTACGCCGGGGGTTTGGAACTGCGCTGCGGTAAAGCCACGCCAGTTATTACCCCCCGCTGCTGGAGCCCCGGGGTAAGGCGCGCTGTCACGCTTCGCCAATGCCCCCACCCCCTCCAGCATCTTCTTGTACTTCTCAGCCTTTTCCTTCTCCGGGTCAGTTTCCGGCTTCGCAGCCTCCCCCGCTGTCGCCGTTTCCGGAGGAACCCACCCACCACCACCTGGATGCGTCGGTTCCCCGTCAATGATGCCAGCAAAGTCCGGCCCTTGCGGGCCTTGCGGTGCGAACTGAGGAAGGCTTTGCGCTTGTGCCCCTAGCATCTCCTGTTGCGCCTGCCGAAAGGCCGCGTCCGGGTCGAGGGGACTCATCGCCAGCCTTTCCAACAGCTGCGCCCGAAGCGGAGAATTCGGGTCTTGCAGTGCCACTGAAAGTGTATTAAAATCCATACTGTTCTCCTAGAATAATCCGCCAAGAATAGCGCCGCCGATAGCTCCGATACCGGTTCCGATACCAGGAACTACTGAACCTAACTGCGCCCCGGCCATTGCACCCCCCATAGCCCCTTGCACCCCGCCGCTCGAACCGCCCCCGCCCGAGGTGCTGGCTGTGCTGCCGCTACTACCCGCTCCATAGACGAGATTTGCCCAGTTCTGCAATGGCACCCAACCGCTGTTCAAGTCCCAATTGCGGCTATCGCCCAGGTAATTTTCCTGCGCCTGCGCCATGTTTTGATTCTGCTGCCCAACGGCACTGTAGGCAGAACCTGGCATTGTCATCGCTTGCATAGTCTGCGGGGTGAGGCCGTAAATGCGGCTGAATGTATCCAGCCCTTTCCCATACCCATCCGTAGCCACCTTGCTTGCCGTGTCCCCAATCGCCTGAGCATAGCGTCCTGCCGCAATACCCTCAGCAATCCCTTGACGGCTCGAGTTACCCTGCCCGCCATTCGCAATGCTGTTGTTCCGGATAGAACTCATCACCCCACCGGCATCGGTGAAGCTTTCAGTGATCGGCCGGACACTCGCTGCGATGGTGGATTGCAGGTACGGATTGCTGTTTACATCGAGCACATCGCTAAGCCCGAACTTCGTCGCATCAGTGAGCTGAGGAATTGTCTGCCCAGCCATGGTGTTGGCGGCAGTTTTCGTCAGATTCTGTCCCGTCAACTGATCCTGGTTAAGTGGAACAACCTGCGCACCAGGGTAGGGGGAATTTGCAATCGTACTCGCTGTTTGTTTATACAGCTCTTCTGCAGTGTTCTGCACCTGCGCCCGATTCGCGGCTTCCGCAGGGGAGTAGTTCTGCGTGGTCGAAGTAGTCTTACCGCCCCCCTTGTACAGGCGGCGGCTCAGTTTTGTCCGGGGCGGCGTGAAAAAGATCGGTTCCTGAAGAAAGTTTTTCATGGCTGTGGCCCCAGAATTTGCGACATCAGGTTCTGCCCGAGGGCGTCAAAGTTCTGCTGTGGTTTCTGCGGCAAGCCAGCAACTGGCGGCGTTCCAGGAGCCGGGGCTACTCCACCGCCCGAACCAAACTGTGGCCCGTCCAGAATATCGGCCAGCCCCATACCCCCCTGCGGCCCTTGCCATCCTGCCTGCGGCATAACGCTCATTGTTGGGGCTGGACGCGATGCCACCGGAAGCGCTGCTTCGGAGGGTTTCTCGGGGCGCATTCTTTGCTGCATCAGTGCATTTTGCCACATGTTCATAGGCCCGGTACCGCCAAGGCCCGCTGGGAATTGCGGCAGTCCGTTAAGATTTCCTGTGTTGAGATTCATTCCTTATCCTTTCAATGTGTATCGTACAGCGGTTTCCGCATAAACACGTAAGCTTCTTGAAACCCCATACGGCGCATCAGCGGCTCAGCCTTAAAAGTGGCGAGCGTTTCTAGCTCGTCGGCCCCGTTTGCCCTGGCCCAGGTCTCTACAGCCGGCATAAACTTTAACGTAAGTAAGGGGTTCTTACCTGCAAACCCCACTAAACGCAGTGTCTTCGCTTGAGGATATTGCACAAATTCAACAATAGCTACAATATGTATCTCCCCTTCAGTATGTATTACCAGCGCATACATAGCACCATCGGCGATTAGCTGGTAGATGTCGTCAGGAAGCATCTTCCCTCCCGACACCCCAACCCACTTCTCCATGAACGGCGCGAGGTCGGGCCAGGCACTAGCAATAGTATCCTTGGCTACTTGAAAGCACTCGGCCCCCGCGTACAGCGATTTATCCGAGTTTGTTCCAGGTTGAGCTGTAATAGACATATACTCCCTTTCCCCCTCCCGGGTTCCAATCAGTACCATCCGCCCCGCGCACCATACCCTCACGAGGTCTTGTCGGGGCGACGTGGAGAAACTCAACCTCCCGCAAAAGGCCGGTTTGCACAGCCGCCGCGATAAGGGAAAGTTCCTCCTGCAAATACCTCTGCAGATCGTTTACATTTTCCGGAGGTGTGTTTGGCTGATACATTAATAATTACCTCCGAATTCAACATCCAGTTCATACCCATACCAGCGCCATTCCAGCACCGTGTCGGAGGCAAGTTCTATCGCCAGCAGCCGCCCGCTCATCAGCACGTCAATCCTCTGCGTCGTTCCGATGATGAAATTCTGATAAGGTCCCCAGGTTACCGGCCCGTTGATAATATCCTGCGTCCCCACCCGAATCTTTACCACACCTCCGAGGGAGCCTTCGACGCGGGGCCAAATCCCTCGGATAAACTTGTAGCTAGTAAAGTCGGGGGGCATACCCTGTTTAAAGGGGATACCTATGCCAGTGCGCTGCAGGAAACTTGACTGCGCCGCAGTGTCGTTTTCATTCGACTGATCGAGCTTATACAGTTTCGTATTTGCAATACTCGCCATGAGCATACCACGCTCAGTGTTCTTATACAGTAGTTCCCCCCAAGCCGTTGTGTCGGACGCCCAGCTCTCCGGGTCCTCCCAATCCTCCTGCACGTCAGGGTCGACAATGCCACTTGCAATCATACTGGCGGTGGGCAAGTCCTTAATCCCTACCGCCCCTGACCGGTAGTTCCAGATAATGGCAACGTTAGGAGCTGTCCCCTCATCTATGGGTATGCAAATCCAAACCTCTTCCCGGTTCGGGTTGGTCACAACAAAGCTTTTTGCAACCGACGCGGAGGCAACGTTAGCGCTTATCCACCTCCGCCACTTCTTCGACAGCACGCTTGTAGCACTTATCCCGTCGTGAACAACAACATCTCCCTGAGCCAGCACTAAATGCCGCCCCGTCAAAAACTCCGTCGCGCAGTTTGGACCAAGCACCCCGAAGGTTCCGAAGCGCTTTGAAAACCTAAAGATGTCAATGCCGCCGATGAATTGCTGAGCCCAAACCGAATCCTCCCGGTAGACAATGTTATTGTCGCCAAGCGGCAAGCAATCCATAATAAACCCGGAACCATCGCTGAAGGTAAACTCCCCTGCATCGAGTGTCGGGTCGGTTTCATCCCACGAACTGGGCACTGCGAAAGGATCGGCGGGGTGCGACCACTTCAGCATCTGCGGATAGCGCGTACTCCCCTTCGTCACGTCCAGCGCCAACAGGAAACTCTTAAACACTCGCATAACTCGGCAGGTGGTGTTGGCCGGCCAGTTTGACAGTGCCGCAAGCTTCGTATCGGTTTCCGCTGGCAGCCACATTTGCGGCGCATCGACGCCGTTGTTAATAACTGGCACACCTCCAAGGATACCCCCTGTCCAGGTGTTATCGGCATTGCCCGTGTAGTTAACGTCAACTGAAGCCGTCTGCCGAGTGATGTTGATGTGGGCAGTCCCGTCAAATACATACACTTTCTCAAGCCCGGGATAAATCCAGTTATACTTATCATCTGCAGCGACGGAGAAAAGCCCGTAAGGCACAATCGTCGGGTTCCCGAATACCTGTATATAGCCCGTAGTTTTTGCCGCAAATTCGTCGTAAAACCTCACGTTTAGCCCGTCACTCCAGGCGTTGGGCGGAAGCGTATGAGGGGGAACGTCCTTAACAATCCCCACGGCACCTAAATCATTCACTCCAAATATCGGCATAATATACCTCAGTTACATTTTGTTGGGGCGTGGAGAATTTCTTTCTCCGGCCCTGTTGCAGAAGTGTGCCCCCACAAGCGAACGGCCGTGTACACGTACATCGCCCGAGCCTTGTCCATCCCGTCCTCTAAGCAGAGTTTTTGCAGCAACTCATCCGCATACTTTCTCCACTTCCGGTCGAGCAGCCCAAGCCGCATAAGCTGGTAAAAGGCATCATGGACGAGGCTGCCGCGCATGAAGTCGGGGGTATCAATCGTCGGACCACTCGGGCCGTCCCACGCATAATCCTGCCTTACGTGGAAAAACCCGGTGGGCTCAAAAGTGATAAAACGTGTTTGAATAAGTTCCGCTGGCGCTTTATCAAGGAACAGCCCGTAATCCTCTACGAGCTGATACTTATACCCCGAGCGGTACTTAATCATTTTTCGTCCTTCGAGCTTTCCAGGCCATTAGCCCCGTATACCGGCAAACTGTACTGCAGAGGGTAATGGCTTCCCGTTGGCCAGCGATAAGCAAGTACCCGGCTCGGATCGAAGGGGGCGATGGTAACAGCGTTTCCCTGATTCCCTCCCAGCACCATCAGGCGGCCCCGAGCGTCCGAACCCACTACCAGCCCCACATGCCCAGCCCCACCACGCTCAAACACGACCACACACCCGTAGGCTGGCATGGGGAGCTTTGTCCCCCAGTCTGCCCAGGCCCGGGCCCGGTAGTAGGCTTTCGGGGTTTGCTCTCCCGCCAACCGCATTACCGCCCCGAGCGCAACTCCACACCAAGGGGTCTCGTCATCTTTCCACCAGGCCTTCATAAGCAAAAGCGCCTTCGAGATGAAAGGCGCAGTCTTTACCCCCGGGATCTCTGCCTTCCCCAGGTAGTTTAAGCCGATCTCCAGCCACAACGGTTTAACCAGCACTTTGCTCATTTTTCGTACCCCCCTCTAGGTGTGTACAAGTCCCCACGCAGCCGCTCGACCTTTTCATCCACTTTCTCCACCTTGTCATCTATGCGCTGAATATTTACATTCAGCACTTCGATGTCCTTTTGAATCAGTGGCACCGCTACATACATCCCCCCAACTGCCGCAATCACCGACATAATACCTGTTTCGATAAGCCGGGTAGTAACTGGGGTTGGTTGATCCTTTATAATAAGCGTTAAAAAAGGAATGTAATTCAGCATTCCGGCAATCTTCTCAGGTATCTGCTCGATCATGCTGGCCTCCTACGCCGTACGTTTCCAGAAGTACACAGCAATAGACGGCTGGTAATTCTTATTTACCCCGGTCTCCCCAGAACTCGCAATACTTACCGAGATGCCGGTAGTGGCGAAGGAGGTAAACCCGCTGAATGCGCCATCCCCGTCGAAGGCATCACCAGCCCCCGTTGAGGTCGGAATCCCGCCGTGTCTGTGGCCTGGATCGTTTACCGTTGCCGTGTGGGTGTGGGAGACATTCACCGAGTTGGCTGAGCCGAAAGTTTCCTCGACAACATCCATCAGGGTATTTGCGGGGTCAATGCCGACAAGGGCCTTCCCCGTCGCAAAAGCTACCCAGGTGCCATAGCCCAAGCTCGTGGCGGGGTTGGTCGGGCTAACCGTTGTGTAAATTGCTCCCACCTTAAAGGCCTCGTAGATCGGTTCCTTCAGGGTGACAGCAAAGAACCCCGTCCCGGTGCAGTACACGAGGATGAAAGTTCCCGAGGGGATGACAAGGGTCGCCGCTCCATTAATCAGTTCCGCTCCGTCAGGGTTAAGTGTCACCGCCCCACCGTTCGCATACACTGAGATCACGTGTGAAGCGCCGAGGTCTGCTGCCGGCTCGAAGGCAAGCACCATCGCCGCCGTGCAGTTAAACATCGCCGTGGTGTCGGTAGGGGTAACTGTATAGTCTGCCGACTTATCGATTTTTCGCAGTAGCGGTCCGCCCAAATTCGGAAAGGTCGCTTGAAGCACTTCTTTAATCAGCCGGAGATGGTTGTCCCCCTCCGCCTTCGGATTCCCGTGCTCCGGGTAAGTTGCAACCAAATCATTCACATAAGTTGCTGTTTCAACCGGCATTTTAATTCCCTCCCATCGTGTATTCTCTGTTTGCGTGTATACGCGCTTCGTGCGCAATCCCCAGGCGAGCCCAAGCTGCCGCCTTGCTCTTAGTGAATTCTGCAGCCAGTGCCGGGTTTTGCATGTGGAAAGCCGCAATCGCCTCCCCCACTTCTGCTATCAAAAGATCGGCAGCATACTTTGTCCACCCATTTTCAATATTCGAGGTGAGGGCCGGTTGCGCTGCATAATACCTCATCCGAATTGTGTAGTTGTCGTCAGGGATGGGGAAAAGACTGAAATGCTCCCCGATGAGTGCGTACGAAGTGGGGCGCCCGGAGGTGCTACCCAACCGCGACATCAGATCGTCCTCATCCCCCTTGACCAGCGGAACCCACTCTTCCACTTCATTCTGCACCCACAACCCGACATCTTCAATTTCCGACAAGAAATCACTCGGGATAGGAACGCGGTTTTCGTCCATCTCTGTCATCTCGGCAGAGTATTCCGTAACGAGGAACCAAGGGTAGAACAGCCCGTTTTGCTCAAGCCTCATGCTTTGTGCCAACACAAGCTCGCTGTTAATCCGAGCAACCAAGTCCGTGCGATTGTTTAATCGCTGGGCCAAAAGATCGCTTATTTCGTCGCGTGTCATACTTCCACCTCCTGTTGAGTCCATCCCCCCGAGACCGCGCCACTGCGCCGCCACCCCACTTGTTTACCAATCCCCAGCACTTCACTACTGCCTTCGCTCGTCCCTACGGCCTGGGAAAAGGTTGTCCCAACGGCCAGCACCACCGCAAGGCAGTTAACAGAACCGGCGGTATAACCGATAGAAAAGACAAAGATGTCGCCTTCAACTGTTGATGAGCCCGCGCTTGTTCCCTGCGCCCCCATAACATGCACACCCGCAGCCGCTGCCCCCGACGTCCCCTCGGCCAACCCTACGCTTGAGGATATAGTCGGGGCAACAGCTGCAGCGGCACTGCTTCCCGAGGCTGTCCCTGCTCCGCTCACGATGTTAGTGGCCTCGATTGTCGCGCCAAGAGTAATCAGCGTTGCTGAGGTCAGGCTGCTAAAATCGTATTCGTAACTTAGCTCGTCGGTGTCGCTGAAGTCGACGGGCGTGGCGGACTCTTCATAAAACGTCGTTCCGCCCACAACATTAAGCGAAATCACCCGTACACCGTTCTTGCGAAGGTAAAGTGCGCCTGTCCCTACAATTGAACTAAACCGCGCCCGTATGTTACTAACCTTACCCGAGTACCCGATAGGTACTCGAGCCTGCACTTCATTCGTCCGCGCCGTAAGTCCGCCAAAGGGGATGTAGCCAGTTCCACCAGCGTGCGTTAACGACCCATTAAAGGGGAAATCGAGCCTAGACGCCGTTGACTTAAATCCTCCGGTTACGTTAATCAGCGTTAACGTTTCTGACCCTGTACCGTTAACAATTTGATAACGTAGGGTATCGCCGGGAGCAATTGCCACATTTCCCGTCTGCGTAAGTACCCCAGTTGTAGCGGGGGGAATAGTAAGGGTGAGCTGGTTTGTCCCATTCACCTGCAGATGCAGGAGCGTATTTGTCGTACGCAAGTTAGACGATACGGTCAACTGTATCATTGTACAGTGGGTAAATCCGTAGTTCTTCCACTCAGGAAAAACTCCCCCTGAGTTTAGGGACAGTTCACCACTGATAGGGATATACCGTGTAGCACTAGCTGTATTAAAATTGACAGACCCCGTCGCCATAAGGAATGTACCATAATCGGTCATTTCTACGTGCTGACGGATAAAATACCCAGTCGACGCCCCTGCCGATACAACCATCCGCATATTATACGACTGGCCGGAGATCATTGTATCCGAGTTAACAGTGTCTTCTACAAATGCTAATCCGGTTATAGTAACTGATTGCGCACCAGCTGCAGCGTTTGCCCGCGAGGAGAGAACAGGGTTTGGACTCGACGCCGTTAAATAGCCGCCGAGTCGGCTAAACACTGCCCCTTCCTGCAACACAAGCTTAACAAGGTCTTCTGTACCGGCCGAAAGCGCGTTAATCCCGGCCGCACGCAGGTTATGCGTCGTTATCCCAAAAGACGTTGAAAAGCGAGAACAGAGAACAAGCGCTTTAGCCATGCTTTACTCCTTACTCTTCAGTGATGGAGGTCGCGGTAGTAAGTTGTGGGGTAACGCCTGCACCGCAAACAACGTTCGGAGTAATTTCACCTGAGTATAAGAGCACACCGGCACCACTTGCAGACATCCCAACCCCGAAGTGGGTAGCCGTACCGCTGCCTCCCGTACCCGCCGGGAAGTTAATAGCTGTAGTTGGATTCGCCACATTATCGGTGATGGTGAAGCCAGTTCCGTCGCGGGGTACCGCAACCCGAGCATAACTCGTGTAGGCAATTTCATTCGTGGACTGATTCCCTCCCTCACCCGGGTCGGCCGTGTGCAGGCTCACATACAAATTCGTATTCGGACTCGTCGCATCGTTGTCGGCCAGCCCCGCAATGCCCGTTCCATTAAAAATCAGCAACAGCAGTGAATTTTCAAAACTTGAACTCTTACTCATGATCTCGCTCCTTGGTGTGAGGTATCGTATGTTAAGGCCCCAATGTGCCCAATGTGCTTACTCAAATCGTGGTCAACCCAAATGTCGAACCCGGCCTCTTCACAAAGCCGGCAGAAATTCCAGTCCTCGCCAGTGTAGTCCTGATTCGTTTCATTCCACGTGATGGGGAACCAGGGCTTTTCAATCTTCGCGAATACTGACATCCGCACCAGCATTACCCCTGTCCCGACTCGCCAGACCTTTTGGAGACCCGACTTCTCTCGCGAATCGACCAACGTACCCGCCGGCTCTTTGAGGCTAAACTGCCGGGCCGTAGGATGAGCTGGAATAACTTTCGTAACGCAATTCGCTGCAACAATGTCTTTATCATGTTTTAGCAACTGATGCAGTGTGTAGGCGGGGAAAACCATATCCGAGTCTACAAACAGCAAATGCGTTGCATTCTCCTTTTGCGCAAGCTCCGCCAGCATTTGCCGGCTGCGGGGAAGGATACTGCCTTTTGTGTTATGTATCCTTAACATCCGGATATGGCTTCCGTCGGCCAAGGGCTTTGAAGCGTTTGCCACAAGCCCAATAACACTTAGAGCAAAATCCGCTTTCCAATCGGTACCGCTGGGAATTCCTACTACAATTAAAGGGTTTTTCATAACGCCCTCCGTGAAATGGGCCGGAAATTAAAATAATCACCGGCCCAATAATTACACTAAAACACTTGCCCTTACGGGTAAGTTACATTGCCCAGGTAGGCGAAGGTTTTTTCGTGGTTGACTTCCAGTCCAACTTCCGAAATCCATTGGCCCTTCTTGGTATCCTCGTCGTTACCTTGAATATTTTCTTGAGCCTTGGTATCCATCAGATGACGGTAACGCAGGCCCGCACCGTTAATCACGAACATGGAGTTCGTGAAACGTGGGTGGGTATTCATCAAGGGGTGAGTCTTGATGTAGAAAATACCTTGAGGGGTGACGAATTGTTGCAGCTTCATACCGTAGGTACTGATTACACCACCGTACTCAACGTTGACGTTGCTGTTGCCAGCGATCATCTTGTTGAATGCGTTCAGTGCACCGTTACCCGCGAAGATAATACGCTCGTCGCCAGCACCTTCACCGCTGTAGTCGAACACTGGATAAAGGGCGTCCAGAACCGAATTCACCGTTGGGGTGGTAGCGAACACCGTTACGTTGGTGCTGATGAACGAGCGCAAGCCGCCGGTGGTACGCATAGGCTTACCATTGGCACCAGTTGTTTCGCTCCGACGGCCCCACATAAATGCGGTTTCCAAACTTACGGAGTGATCGAACATCTTACGCTTTTTGTCATTCTTCAGCGGATCGCCGGTGCGAGTCTTCGTCTGACTTGCAGTACGGGTCATTTCATACACTGTCTTGAAAATCTGACAGTAGTTATAGACCTTGGTTGGGTTGCGGGTGCTGGCGGTAGGCGCGCCGGTACCTTCAGCAAAGCGATTACCGATTTTCGTCAGATACGCACTTGCACCAGTTGCCGCGGCGGAAGTACCAGCTTGACCACGCTTGACCACGATAGCCGTGTCAGAAGTAACAGAACTTACTTCCACAATTTCGTTATCGTAGGTTTCGGCGTCAGCCTTTTCAACCAACAGCAGGTCACCAACAACCAGGTCCAAACCACCACTCGTCAAGCCGAGGGCCGTAGAAGATGCACTGGCACCAGTCGCGTCAGACTGCACACGAATTTGGTTCAGCTCTTCTTCCCACCATGCGAACTCCGGGTCATCCGTACCTGCACTTTTCGCCTTTGACATCAGCGCCGTGAGGGGTGTGACGCCGTTAGGGTCACGCCAGAGAATGGCCTCACGGAAATTTTTTGGGCGTTCATCAGTTGCCCAATCACCTGTACCTCTTAAGCCTGCAATAGCAGCCATGGTATTACTCCTTACTAATCGTCATCTAGAAAGCCCCACTCATCAGCGGCCGGCGGAGGTCCACCTGCGCCCGAGCTTTGAGCAGGAACGAATGGATTCGCAGGGGTAGATACAGCAGCCGGTGGGACAACGGGATTTTGCAAGCCAAGAATCTGCATACAATAATCACCAATCGCCTTAAGAGCTACATCGCGAGGAGCCTTTGGGTTGACCGCGCGATACATCTGCCCTGCACGGAGTACAGCATCTTTGTGATCTTTCAAAGCCGGGTATGCGGTAAACATATCCGACTGAGCTTTATTCTCCCGCTCCACCGCTTGCGTGTGCTGATTAATCATAGCGTAAACGCGCTGCGGTAGGGTGGAAAATACAGCATCGAGCACTTGCATCTGCACTCTCGCCGCCAGTACAGGAAGAACATTTTCCGGCTCAGTCTGCAGTCGTGCTGCATCCTCAGGCAGAATCTGGTAATCCTTAACCAGCTCATTAAAATAGTTGGTACGAAGAACCGCAAGTTCCTCCGCCGTTTGAGGCACACCAGTTGCGGGAGTATTCTCCACAGCTGGGGTCTGCTCGACAGCAGGGGTTGTTGCAGGTGGTACCACCGGCTCCACAGCGGGGGCTGCCGGCGCAGCTACTGGTGGCGCTACGGGCGCAGGTTCAACAACATTGGTTGCCGGTACAGCGGGAGTTTCCCCTGCGGCCGGGACAAAGTCGCTCGAACTTTCACCTGAGTCATCACTAATACCTGCCCAATCAGTATCAACGTTAGTAGGGCCGTTTTCAACAACGCCTACGGAGGGAGCGCCACCGGTATCACCGCCGTCACCGTCAGTTTCATTCCGGTACACACGTCCAAAAAGCCAAGATCTTTTAAACATCATTTCTCTCCTTCAGTTGAATTAGACTGCTTCAGTTGGTCAAGTTCAACCTGCACTTGCTCCAACATCGTAGTCGGAAGGGTGAGGATAAGCTCACCAAAAGCCGCCTCACCTTTTAAGTACTCCTGCGCAAACACCTTATCGTGGCCTTCGAGGGGGGCGAAGATCAGCCCCTTTCGATTGTCCACCTGAGAGCGGATGACTTCTACCAGCATCTTCCAGCCTTCGTGCGCTGTGAAGCTCTGCCACAAGTCTTTCTGCTCCCGCAGGCTCAGCTCTCTATCTTCTGCCATGCTTTTTCCTTTCCGTCAAAATATACATATGACGAGCTTCCGTCAATGCTTGTTTCCGAATCAGCCTGTCGCGCCCAGTCCGGGGATTTGACCCGGCTCATTCAAGTTCGCCCCGGGGGTAACTGGAATACTGTTACCACTTTGAGCATTTCTTTCAGCCAGCTCGTTCGGAATGACCTGCACCTTAAACTGGCTGATGTTCTTAATCCCACCCAGCCCCGCGACGAAGCCGAATATCTTAGCCATATCGTAAGTTTGCATGACCTGCGGGAAATTCCGCATCTGCCCGAGTAGCGTGGCCCACAGATTCGCTTGCGCAAAGCGGTCGATGGGGAGAGTTCCATCCACGGGAACGAAGTCGAAGAACCCGGCAATCTGCTCCGGAGTTACATTCACGAAGTCGGGGGCAAATTCAGCAAGACTCCCCACCAACCGATACTTCCGCTCAATGCTGTAGAACTGTTGGGAGTTTTGCAGCAATTTCTGCGACATCGGCATGAAGCCCATAGCGCTGTAATACTCGGCCTTCGTTTTCAGCCGGTTGACGCCAAAAGTCGAACTGCTTCGAGTTTCGGTCGCCGTTTTCCGCCCGCCCTGATTGACCAGCCCCATGATGTTATCGTTCACGCCCGTAGCGCGCTGAATCATTTCCGCCACCACGCCCATATCGGAGAGATGCCGGCCCGTCACATCGGCAACGGGGAGCTGAGCGATCATGCTCCGGACGTCGCGGCCGTAGGCAGCCGGCTTCATGCGCAGCAACTTGCCGGGGTCGGGATTCTCGAAGTCCTTCATAACCAGCATCGAGGGGTCAACGACGAACTGGTTGTTCAGCGAAGCCCGGACATTATAAAAGTGCGTGTTGACAAGCCAGCTCATCACATCATTAAGCGGCTTCATCATTTCCAGCCCTGACTTCGCGAACAGGTTATACCCGTCCACTTCATCCTCGATGATGTCAAAGCCGAATTGACCATGCCAGTTGGGCAGGGGCTGTGCTCCGATAATCACCCCGCTCGAACTGCGAGTGAAAATCCAGATTTCTTCCCTATCCCCAGTTCCAAGCTGCCACATCTTAGGAATCAGCCGTACATAGATTTCATAGCCCTTAACCACATACGTGTTGCGCTGCTCGTTTTCCGAGTTCCAGGTTGTCTGTTCCGTGTCGGTGTTGGGGAGATTCGAAACCGCGCTCGAGCCTGTATCGCGGGGAAGATCGGCGTGATCGCCCGCCCCGTTACTGGTCTC